ATCCTCTCGAAGCAGGACGTAATCTCCACCGATTACCACTACGGCATGCACATCATGGGCACGTCGTATGGTGGGGCCGACAATCCTGATAACACCACCCTGCAAACTGCAGGCAGCTGGACTTTGGCTTACGCCAGCAACCGCATGGTGGATGCTGTCAAGTTGATCGTCAGCACTCCTTTTTCGGGCTGATTAACCTGACGGCGGAGCTGCGCTCCCGGTACAAGGGGATGAGGGGGGTTCTGCCCCCCTTTTTTTGTCTTCTTAGACTGGCGAGAGCCGTTGGAGCCGCTGCTGTGCTGGGTGTGGTGCGCCTTTATGTTGAGCATCGCGACGAGGTGCCGCCTCAGCATCGCAGTCCTATCGCCCACCCTGTTATTGACTGCTTGCCAGAGCATGTCAAAGATGTCAGGCGCTCGCTACTGAAAGCCGGTTACACGATCCTCGCTGTGCCCCTCTGATGGTCCTGCCTACTACCCGTAGCTACGTCAGCGACACTGATGCTGACGACTATTTTGTCCACACCTTCCAGCACGCAGCATGGTTCGCCTTAGCCGTTGGCGAGAAGACAATCGCATTGCAAGAAGCAACAAGGTGGCTGGAGACCTTGTGCTGGTACGGGGAGAAGTGCGATCCCGCGCAGCCATTGCAGTGGCCGAGGAGGCTAGACGCGAGTGGCTGCTGCGGCGCCGCGAATTGTACGGAGCTCCCTACGGAGATCGTCGCAGCGACCTGTGAGCTGGCGCTGGTGCTCCATCAGAACCAAGGGTCGCTGATTACAGCTCCTGCTGCTGGTCAGGCTGGCATCTTCACGAAGCGGCAGAAGCTGGGTGACCTTGAGGTGGAGTTTGACCAGTTTGCTGCCGGCACTGCAGGCGCTAGCGCAGGTGGTAGCGGGCAGCCGCTGGTCATCAAGACCTACCCATGGCTGACTGACATGCTGCGCTGCTTCACTAGCACTGGCAGGAAGGCGATCATTGCGAGGGTGCGGTCGTGAGCCTCGTTGATCAGGTCTTTGGTCCCATCCCTGGACCATTAATCCAGCAGTGGGGGCAGGATGTGACGTTCGTACGGTCTAGCGGTCCTGGCGTGTATAACCCAGCGACAGGGGAAGTCACCGAGGCGATTACCAGGCTGCCGGTCAAGGCAGTGATCACGAAGGTCGATCCTAAGGAGAGCCAGGGCAATTACCAAGGCACGGACATCAAGGTGATGATTGACCCGGGGCAGCTGGGCGGAGAGTTCATCAGCACCCAGGATTGGTTCGAGATTCCGAAAGGCGCTGTGACCCAGACCGCGAAGGTGATCGACGTGGTGACGTACCGGGGTGATGGTCCGGTGTTCTTCGTCTGCATCGCGAGACCGCAGTAATGGCTAAGACCCGTCCGCTCACGCAGCTGGTGCCGGACCTGCGCTCTGCCTTATCGCTGGCGAGTGAGCGGGTAGCGCATGATGTCACGCTGGAGCTGAAGAAGCGCGGTCCCTACTGGTCCGGCGACTTTGAAGAGAACTGGGAGGTGAAGGCAGGGCAGACCAGCATCCGCGCTGATGTTGCCGGCATCGACTGGAGCTTGGTGCCGGAGCGGTTGGACAAACAGATCACGCCGCCGATTGTGCCGCCTGCGGATGATCGCCTGCTGGGGTACACGATCGGCAACCGGATGGAGTACCGGGAGATTGCGATGGACCTGCGCCCTGGTCCCGATGGTCGGTTCCGCTGGCAGTGGGCGGGTAGCAGCGCCCAGCGCAACTGGTACGAGAACTACCTGGGCGGCGGGGATGCTAGGGCAACGATTGAACGGGCTACCACGATGGCAATGAGGCTGGGAGGTTTCTGATGACTCTGCAGGCAGTTCGCCGGTATTACGAGGATCACGTTCGCACTGCTGCGGCGCTGCTGACGCCGCCGGTACCGGTGTTCGTGGACAACCAGCCCTTCACCGATGCTGACGGAGCCGGGGAGCATATCAGGATGCGGCTGGACTTCGGGCTGACCGGCGAGGAGGTGCTCGGCGACATGCTCGAAAACATCCGTGGCACGATGGTCGTCGAGGTTTACACCCCGAAGAACAATGGTCCAGGGCGTAACCAGACGATCGCGCTGGAGGTGCTGAAGGCACTGAACGGGATCAACAAGACCCGGTATCAGGAGGTCAACGGTGTGCGGGGTAGCGTCCGTCCGATTAGCGGTCCGAACTTCTATGCGCTGGAGGATCGCCCACACTTCTATGGACGACTGGGGTGCGGGTTCCAGGCTTCTTACACTGGACCATAGCCAGAGCCCCCGCTGGTGACGCCCCCGCTGTTCACTACCTAGGAGGCCCAAGTGCCCATCGCTTGTTCCCAGACCGTCCTCACTGGCCAGGATGGCAGCATCTATTTCCAGCCGTCCGCCACACAGTTCTGCCTGAAGGACTGGACAGACTTCCCTGCTGGTGACGACATCACCGTTCCCAGCGAGAATGATTATCGCGTTGGTGATCCTGTTACCTTCACCGAAGAAGGTGGTGGCAACCTTGACTCTGCGCTGACTCCTGGCACCGAGTATTTCGTAGTTGCCCGCACTGACACGACCATTAGCGTGTCAGCTACTGCTGGCGGTGCTCCAATCACCCTTGCCGGTGACGGTGGTGCCGGTACTGGCGACACTCCGGGCGCGGCCAATCACATCAAGATTGATTACTCGGAGTTCAAGGCAGTATGCCAGGTCAAGAGCTTCTCTCTGGACCTGAGCCGCGAGGAGATCGACACCACCACGCTGCCCTGTGGGCTTGGCGGCAGTGGTAACGGCAAGATGGCTCCGTTCCGCACCATGCAAGCCGGTTACGCCTCTGGCTCCGGCAGCATGGAAGTGCAGTTCACCACCGATCAGGAAGCTCTGGCGAACCGTCTGCTGGCCAACAGCATGATGAAGAACCAGAATGGTGCTGAGGTGCGGCTGTTCATTAACACCGTTGCTGGCACTGGTCTCGGTGCTGGTCAGCCCGACCTGAGCAAGAGCCTCTATATCCAGGCTCCGATCTCGATCCTGGGCTTCTCCATCAGCGTCAGCCCCGAGGAAGTGATCACCGCTAGCCTTAACTTCAGCCTGTCCGGTCAGCCGTCCAAGCTGTTCGTCTGATCTGATTGACTCCTGGAGGAGATAAGCCCCACATTGCTGGGGCTTTTTTCATGCGTAGACTTTTGCGTATCCCCTGACCACTGCCTTATGGCAACCGGACTGAAGCCTATCCAGCGCCTGACTGCTGCTGCAGACCTGCGCCCGACCAAACGGACTGTGGTGCTGCGCAACGGCGAGGAGTTTACCTACTGGGCTAGCCGTCTGACGATGGCTGAGCGTGACCGTGCCAGCCGTGAATCCAAGTCTGATGATGCGGGTGCTTATGCCCTGCAGCTGCTGGTGAACAAGGCGCTTGACGAAAACGGTCAGCGGATTTTCACCCCTGGTGATATCGCAGCGCTTAAGCATGAAGTGGAGGACGAGGATCTCCAGAAATTGATGCTGGCACTGCTGAACACAGACGAGGAGGCGGAGCCCATCGACTCCAAAAGTGCTCGTAAAGGAGCTGAAGGCTGACAACTGGATGATGCTCTGCTTTGGGGTGGCTAAAGAGCTGGGGATGACCGTCCAACAGCTCCGTCAAAGCGTCACCCCAGAAGAGCTAATCGGCTGGTCTGCCTATTTCCAGATCCTCAACGAGCAGCAGGAGGAGGCGATGAGGAAAGCTCGCAGCCGTCGGTAACCTGACCTAAGGCAGCAGCAAACCCTTGGCCAGCTATTCAGCCGATATCTCTGTCAAGGTCGTTGGGCTGAACCAGCTCAAGGGTCTGGAGGATCGGCTGAAGCAGGTCCACGACCGATTTAGCAAGGTCAATTCTGCAGCCGCCCGGATCACTGCCCCGTTTGAAGGGCACATCCGGGCTTTACAGCAGGTGAACACTCTGCTGCAGGAGAACGCCAGGCTGATGAACCAGCAGACGCTGGCAGCGGCAAAGCTGCAGCGTGCTGGCGGTGTTCGTAGCGGTGGTGGCAGTGACCCTGCGATTGAGCGCGAGCGGACAGCAGAGCTGAAGCGTCAGCTGCAGCTACTCAAGGAGCGTGCCCGCAACCTCCAAGGCAACACGGAGGTGATGGCAAAGCTGCTGCGGGCAGAGGTTGAGATCAGCGGCGTTGTAGGCGGGAACATCCGTCTGGGCAAGGAGCTGATCAACAATGCGAACAAGCTGCTGCAGGTAGAAGAGCAGCGTGCCCGCAAGATCGACCAAGCGGCTGCCAAGGAGCTGAAGAACAAGCAGCACATCTGGCAGCAGCAGGCAAAGGCGCTAGCGGATCAGGAGCGTGCTGAGGCGAAGCTGGTCAACCAGCGAGTAGCAGATGCTGAGCGTGTCGCCAAGGCTGAGGAGGCTGCAGCGAAGAAGGCGGCATCAGCACGGGCGAGGCTGGCGCAGGGAGCTAAGCGTGTCGGCGGTGCAGCGATCGGTGCCGTTGACGGTGCCTTTGGCAACCCGCTGCGTGGCATCAAGAACGGTCTGATCAGGGGCGCAACAGTTCTTGGAGCTTCCGGTGCTGCGATTGGCGTTGACCAGATGGTCCAGCGTCTTCAGTCGTTGAGTGATGCTGCGGCTGGCGCGGCAAATGCGCCTGTTGTTGGCGGGTTGGCAAAGGGCATTGCCGAGGTGACGCAGATGCACCCTGCACTGCAAAGCCTCTCCCACACCCTTGGCACGATGGCTGGGCAGTGGGGGGCGGCGGCTGCTGCTACTGCGGTGTTCTTGCCGTTGCTGCCAGGTGCAGCGTCAAACTTCGCCAAAGTGGCGGAAAAGATTGACGAAACAACAGGCGCAAGCAAAAAGCTAGCCACCGTCTTTATGGCTGCGCAGACAGCCTTGCAGATGGCATTTGGCGGTGGCACTGACCTAGGCGCCATTGACGGGCTAGAGCAAACCGTCAAGCGGATCAGCAACCTGGATCAGATGATCGGGCGGCTGCAGACCGCGAAGAACACGGCTAGCGGCAAAATCCCTGGTCTTGACCGTCACAATGCCAGCGCTGGTCTGACCGGCTTCCTGAAGGATCAGGACAATGCCGTTGCCCGTGCTGTCGAGGCAGAGCGTGCTGCAACGGAGCGGGTGGTGGCAGCTCGAGGCAGCTGGGCTGATGCGCTGAAGGAAGGTCTGCAGATCCAGAAGGAGATCCGTGCAGAGCAGCAGGCAGAGCTGCAGGCGACCCGCGCTACTGAGCAGGCAGCGTCGGATGCTGCCAGGGCAAGGCTGCAGGCAGCGGTTGATGCACGACGCAATGGCCCGCGTGAAGTGCAGCGGCGGACGGTTAGCGAGTACAACTTCCCGCAGGGTCTGGGTCCAGCTGCCAACCCTGCAGCGATCGAGGGTGCGGTCCAGAACTCCCTGAACCGGCGCAATGCAGCGGAGAAGGCGGCTCTAGGTGAGCTGGCGCAGATCGAGATGGCGCTGGACCGCCAAGTCTTTGAGGCTGAGCTTGATCAGATCCAGCGTGGGCTGCGTGCAGAGACGGATGCGATCGAGACGCTGACGCAGAAGCGTCTGGCAGCAGACAAGAAGGTCCAGGACGACTGGGACCAGCGGATGCAGTCCCGTGACGTCGTGCGTGGCAACGCTGCAGATGCTGCCGCCAAGCGTTCTCAGCGGATGGAGGGTGTTCGTTCTGGCGTTGGCGCAGGCCTGGCGATGGCCAACATCCCGGGACAGGCGATCTTCCAGGCGGCGGCAATCGGTGGCGCCACTGGTGGTCCATGGGGTGCTGCTGCCGGTGCGGTGACAGGTCTTGGCGTGGCAGCGGTGCAGACGGGTGGAGAGATTGCCAAGCTCACAGCGGAGCTTGGACGGTCGCAGCAGGCGCTGCAGGGCATCAGCGTCAGCACCCTCGACTATCAGCAGTCAATGGAGGGTGTCGAGCGGATCGCCACCCGGTTGAATATCCCACTGGCAGAAGCAGCGCAGCAGTACACCCAGCTGCGTGCGGCGACAGCAGCCAATGGGTACACCGCCGCTGAGACGTTGAAGGTCTTTGAGTCGCTGGCGGCGGCAAACACTGCCCTTGGCGGCGACAGCCAGCGGCTGCAGGGCATCCTGCTCGCTACCAGCCAGGTGTTTAGCAAGGGCAAGGTTGCTGCAGAGGAGCTGCGGGGGCAGATCGGTGAACGCCTCGCCGGGGCCTTTGCAGAGTTCGCGCGTGCCAGCGGCAAGAGCACTCAGGAGCTGGATGCTGCTTTGCAGAACGGTGAGGTGAGCCTGGATGACTTCCTTAAGTTCGCCGAGCACATCGGGAAGAAGTACGGGAGCGCTGCTGATGACATGGCGCAGTCCAGCGAGAACGCTGGCGCCCGCCTGAGCAAAGCGTGGGAGCGGGCGCAGCTCGCCATTGGACCCACCCTGCAGAAAATCGGATCGGCGATCCAGAATTTTGCGACCTGGGTGCTTAATGCGATTGAGCCGGTTCTGGCGCGGATCAACGACCTGGCCAATGGTGGCGCCAGGGCGCAGGCTCAGATTCAAGCGCGGAGTGCAGCACAGGCTGCCGTTCGTCAGCGGTTTGGAGTGCTCGGCGGGTTGGCACCTGGCGCCCAGAACTTCGCGGCTCAGTATGAGAAGAACTGGATGTTCAACTGGGACGCAAAGCAAAAGGATCAGGCGATGGCCGGGGTAAAGACCGGCGGCACACCTGTTCCCAGGTCGGCCCCTACCCCCCCAGGCGGCGAAGGCGGCAAGACAAAGAAAGACAAACTCCAAGAGCTACATGACTTCGCCAGCAAGAACGCCGCTGAGCTGGCTCAAACCGAGATTGCATTGAATCGCCAAGTCTTCGAGAACGACATGGCGTTAATGCGTCAAAAGTACGAAGCAGAGAAGGCATACCTCGACAAGCTGGCAGTGCTGAAAGAAGCAGGTCTCCCTGCTGGCAGCCGCGACATTTTCTCCAAACTGACGGACTACAACAAGCTGAAGCAGGGCTACGAGGAGCAGAAGCGTCAGGCTGCAGAGAATGTTGCCAAGGCAAGACAGGATCTGGCAGATGCCAAAGCTGGCGTTGGTATCGCTGCACTGAACTCGCAGAGCACGGTGGTCGGCACTACTGGCGGTGGTGGTGCGCCGGCTGGGTCAGCCGCAGAGCGTTTGATGGCAGCTGCGAATAGGAACCTCGGGCTCTTCGCAGGACAGAGCGAACGCTGTGCCGATGCCATGCGCGTGCTGTTCAAGGAAGCCAACATTGGCATCGGCGTCACCAAGAAAGCATGGGATGGACTGGAGTCAGGCGCGAGCCTTGCCAGCAGCTTCTTCGGCAGCGACATTGGTCAAAAGATCACGAACATCCGCGATCTGCGTCCTGGCGACCTGGTTGGCTTTGAGCGCACCTACGGCAACTGGGGACCGGGCGTTCAGACGCACGTTGGCATCTATGCCGGCAACGGAATGATGTACGACCACAGCTCTCGCCGTGGTCTGGTCAAGCGTCCGCTGGATACGTTCGGCGGCAAGTTCATGTATGGCGTTCGCCCGACTGCTCTGGGAGGCGTTGCTGGCGCTACCTCGGCAGGCGGCGGTAAGCTGATTGCCCCTGGCGGTCAGGCAGACGCCACCAGCGCTATTAGCGCCCAGGGCGATGTCAATGTTGCCCAGGCCGCCCTTGACGGTGCTGTCCAGCTGCAGACCGCACTCAACGCCCAGATTGAGAAAACTCGTCAGCTGGACTTCCCGACCCTGATGGCGCAAATCAAACAGGCGTACGCCGACCAGACGGCAGATCTGAACAGCCAGACCAACGCCTTGCAGGTTCGCAACCGTCTGGAAATGGAGGGTATGCGCCCTGAGCTGATCGAAGCGGAGATGCAGAAGCTGAAGATCAGTGAGCAGCTACAAGATCAAATCATCGGTCTTGATGAGGCTTTCAAAGCAGGGAACATCTCGGAGGCAGAGCGGGCGCAGCTGCTGGATGCCCTAACGCAAGGCGCTAACGCTGCAGCTTCAGCCTTCGATGATCTGGCTAGAGCGCAGCTGGAAGCAGCCGATCCGATCAACCAGAAGATTGCGCAGCTGCAGCGGAGCCTGGGTGACAGCCGAGGCATGATTGCCAGCCTGGCAGGCACGATTGAGAGTGAGTTTGGCTCAGCGATGAGCAATGCCATCACCGGCGCCATTACCGGTACACAGACGGTGCAGGAGGCATTTAGTCAGATGTTTGCCAACATCGGCAAGGCGTTCATTGATATGGCGACGCAGATGCTGGCGCAGCAGGCAGTGCTGGGCATCCTAAAGATGTTTACAGGGGCTGTCGCAGGTGGCGGCAGCTTGGACTTCGGCACTCCTGCGCCTGCTGCAACACCTACTCCCGCCTTCCTCGGTGGAGTCGGTTTCGCTGGTGGCGGCTACACCGGCAATGGTGCCCGTAGCGGCGGTCTTGACGGGCAGGGCGGTTTCTTGACGATGCTCCACCCGCAGGAGACGGTCATCGACCACACCCTGTTCGACTCCAACCGTGCAGCACTTGCAGCTGGGTTGATGGCAGCCGAGGGTGGCGGTGCAACCACTGATGACGAAGGCGGGTATGGCACAGCACTCTCTGCCACCCGCTCTTCGGTTCGCGAAACTCAGCGCTTCCAGGAGAACAGGACACAGCTGGTCAACCAACAGCATGAGATCGAACGCCGCTATGAGCAGGAGCGGATGGCTCAGCTGTCATCGCCTTCTGGAAAGATTGACGTTCGCTATGAGGCGAGTGTGATCAACGAGGTGCGCTACGTCACCGAAGAGCAGCATCGCCGCGGCCTGAGCATGGCAGCCCAGCAAGGCCGGGAGCTGGCGCTGTCCGCTCTGCAGACCAGCGTCAAAGCACGCAAGCGCACGGGGATCGCCTGATGACAGTCGCCACAGTCAACTACCTGCAGTTCAGGGACCGAG